TTCTTGAAAAGCTGCGCCGAACTGACTGGTGAGAAATCTGTTTGTGTTACGGGTGAGGTTGCTCATGAGGACAGAGAAAAACTCGTGGATGAAATACTATACGGGGACAAGGAGATACTATACGGAACTCAAGCAATTTTTTCGGAAGGTATCTCTGTAAACACATTAAGTTGTTTAATACTTGCTACTCCAATAAATAATGATCCTTTACTTACTCAGCTTATTGGTAGAGTTATACGAAAGCTAGAAGGTAAGAGAGACCCGGTAGTAATTGACATTCATCTGAAAGGGAAAACAGCTCAGAGACAAGCGTCAAACAGAATGGGGTATTATATGAAGCAAGGTTATCAGATTAAGCAGCTTTGAACCTAGAAAAAATACTTCTTGACAAATACTTCAGATGAGTGTATAATATGTTGTTATATAATTGGAATAAGATATTTAAGACAGCCGAAGGAAGCCCTTTTGCTGTCTTTTTAATCTTCAAAATGATGACTACGGCAGCAATACCGAGAAATAAATATGACAGACTTTATAAGTATACTAATATTAGCTTTTCTGGCGAATCCTTTTTGGTACACCCAGACGTTCTATTGTTTAATGCTTATAAATACGAATATAGCGAGATAGCCCAGTATCTTGCTCTAGCTTCAATGCGTCCCTATGCGGACTATTTAGCAACTGGGAAAACCACACTGGACTCAATTCTTTGCGAAGTGGCTCCAGAATTATTTAATGAAAACAGACTACTCTATGCGGAAGGTGGTGACATCCATTTTTTGTACGAAGAAGTCAATAAGGAGAAATTACACTAATGGCACTATCATTTAACAAAACAGCAGGCGGCAACAAAAAATCATCAATTACCTCTTACTCTTATCGTGACGGAGACAATGAAATTCGTTTAGTTGGAGATGTACTAGCACGATATGTATATTGGTTAGAAGGTAAGAACGGTAAGAACATTCCTTTTGAGTGTTTGTCTTTTGACCGCAACGAAGAGCGTTTTAACAACAAAGAAAAAGATTGGATTCGTGAATATTATCCAGATCTTAAGTGTGGCTGGAGCTACGCTATGCAGTGTCTTGATAACGGCGAAGTAAAAATTGTCAACCTCAAGAAGAAGCTTTTTGAAGCTATCTTAACTGCTGCAGAAGACTTGGGCGATCCTACAGACCCAAGCACAGGCTGGGATGTAAAATTCAAGCGTGTAAAGACTGGACCTCTGCCATACAATGTAGAGTATCAGTTACAAGTACTAAAGTGCAAGCAACGTGCTCTCAGTGAGAACGAGATGGCCGCTGTTGCAGAACTGAAGTCTATGGATGATGTAATGCCTCGTCCTACTCCAGATGCACAAAAAGCACTCCTTGACGAAATCCGTGAAGATAGTGCTGGTGATATTGACGAAACTTTAGAAGATGAATTCAACGTATCATGATTTTATTTACGGCAGACTGGCACATCAAGCTAGGACAAAAGAATGTTCCACGCGAGTGGGCTTTAAATAGGTACAAACTGTTTTTCGATCAGATTCATACCTTAGAAAAACAGTGTACTTCCCATATTATAGGAGGAGACTTATTTGACCGTCTGCCGAACATGGAAGAGTTGGAGCTTTATTTTTCGTTTATTCGTAATATAACTATTCCAACTATCATCTATGACGGTAATCATGAAGCTACAAAGAAAAATAAAACTTTCTTTACTCAGTTGAGACAAGTTTCACGAGATATTAACCCTTTGGTACACATTGTAGACATTTCTTATATAGACCCCGGCTTAGGGTATGGAATATTACCCTATGCCGATCTACATCGAAAGGACAGTATTGAGAAGTTTGATAAAACCAAGCCTCTCTTTACTCATGTTCGAGGAGAGATACCTCCGCACGTAAAGCCTGAGGTAGACCTGGAGAGGTTTGAAGATTTTCCTGTTGTATTTGCAGGGGACTTGCATGCACATAGCAATACTCAAAGAAACATAGTATACCCAGGTAGTCCCATGACTACTTCATTTCATAGAAACGAAGTACAGACAGGGTACCTTTTAATTAATCCACAAAATTGGTCGTGGATGTGGGACTCATTTGAACTGCCACAACTTATACGGAAAACCGTTTCAAGTACAGATGAAATGATACCTACAGATTACCACCATACAATTTATGAGATTGAAGGAGATATACAAGAGCTAGCTAACATTAAGAATAGTGATCTTCTTGATAAGAAAGTTGTAAAACGAAGTAGCGAAGCTACTCTTGTCATGCACAAAGAAATGAGTATTCAAGAAGAGCTAGTAGAGTATTTAACCTATATTCTAGAAATATCAGAATCTAGAATACCGCAAATAGTAGGGATATTTAATGATTACGCTACAAAAATTGAAATGGAGTAATTGTTTCAGCTATGGCGCGGATAACGAGTTGGACCTTAGTAGTAATACTGTAACTCAGCTTGTTGGTACTAATGGTATGGGCAAGTCGTCCATACCGTTAATTATCGAAGAAGCGTTATATAACAAAAACTCAAAAGGCATTAAAAAAGCCGATATACCTAACAGGTACGTGAATTCTGGCTATAATATTCAGCTAGATTTTACAAAAGATGACAAAAGATACGAGGTAGTAATAGATAGAAAATCTAGTATTAAACTCAAGTTGTTAGAAAATGGCGAAGATATTAGCTCACATACAGCGACTAATACATATAAAACTTTGCAAGAGATAATTGGAATTGATTTCAAAACTTTCTCTCAGTTAGTTTACCAGAATACTAATAGTAGTTTGCAATTCTTAACTGCAACAGATACAAATAGAAAAAAGTTTCTAATAGATCTGCTTCACTTAGAACACTACATTGAATTATTCGAGCTGTTTAAAGAAGAGTCCCGACAGACTTCGATTGTACTAACAGGCATAGAGTCAAAGACTGCAACCATAGAAAAATGGTTGTCTGATAATAAATTGAGTGATACGAATATACTTCCTCTGTCTGAAATTTCAATTGAGACGGAAGACGATGAGAAAGAACTCGCCAGTCTTATGATTGAAATTGAAAATATCTCTGAGAAAAATAAAAAGATTTCTCAGAATAATACTTATAAAAGTATGCTAAGTAAGATAGATATTGATTCTGCCAGAAACTGTAATGTAGATAGCGTACAATCGTATGATGACCTTCAAGCCGAGGGTGGAAGTCTATCACAGGCAGTAGCGGGGTCAAAGAAACTTTTAGATAAATTGAGCAAATTAGGAGATAAATGCCCTACTTGTGAACAAGATGTAGACTCTACTTTTATAGAGTCTCTACTTTCTTTAGAGACTAATAAAATTATGTCTGCAAAGGAACGACAAAATGAAATTGAACGAAGAATATCAGAAGTTAAACAAAACAATGCAGAGTTTCGAACTTCCCAAAAAACTCAAAAAGATTGGGAAGATTTGTACAGGAGCATTGACAACAGCCTACCGTCATCTCCGCTGGATAAACAGGAGCTTGGTAGTCGCGCTAACGACATTCAGACTAGAATATCGGATGCAAAGACAGAACTGGTTAGGGTTGCACGAGAAAATGAACGAGTCACTAAAAGAAACACGCGGATACAAGTAATACTTGAGCAAACAGAGGAATTTCAATCACAACTAAATGGGCACCAAGAACTCTTGAATAAAGAAAGAGAAATCTCCAGTAATTTAGAAGTATTGAAAAAAGCTTTTAGCACTAACGGTCTGTTAGCCTATAAGATAGAAAATTTAGTAAAAGAACTAGAAGAATTAACAAATCACTATCTTGCAGAGCTTTCAGACGGTCGCTTTACACTTGAATTTGTAGTGTCTAACGATAAGTTAAATGTACAAATAACAGACAATGGTAACATAGTGGATATTCTAGCTCTCTCTTCGGGAGAACTAGCAAGAGTAAATACAGCCACACTTATCGCCATTCGTAAATTGATGAGCAGTATATCAAAGTCTAGAATTAACATTCTATTTCTTGATGAAGTTATCAATGTATTAGACGATACTGGGCGAGAAAAGTTAGTGGAAGTTTTACTTGGAGAAGACCTTAACACTTATGTTGTTAGTCACGGGTGGACTCACCCTTTATTAGATAAAGTAGAAGTAGTAAAATCAGGCAACATAAGTAAATTGGAGCACTAATGTTTAATTTAAAAGAGTTCATTGAATCCTATAATATTCCTATTAAAACAGTATATGATATAGGAGCTTGCGTAGGAGCCTGGACAAAATCTATGCGTACC